TATTTAGTCGATTCGCCCAGTCTGCATACATTTGCTCGCCAATTTGCACCTCGCGGCAGGCGGCTCTACGGCTCATTCCTGCAACGCGTCGCCTGTTCACCTCGAGCACCTTGGCGTGCATGTCAGCCCGTCGTTCATCGCTAACGGGTCCGCGTTTATTGTGCGCAACCTTGGCCTTCGGCCCCTGCTTGAGCATGCCGGATTGTATGGCCTCTGGGAAGCCGCGCCGCTGCTTGCATTCGCGCAGGAATCGCGAATGACGCGCCCCCTCGAGTAGATCGTCGCTGCTTATTTTTGAGTCTAGCAGGTCGAGTGTTCGTTTGATTGATTCGTACATATATCTTTATTGGTTCGTTGTAGGTGTGATACACCTAGTTTAAATGGAGTATTTGCCCTGCCATAGTTCAAATGAACTGCGGTTCGTGCCGCATGCCTCGATTGCTTCATCGCGCAGCATGCCACTGGCCCGCAATGCTTTGACCCGGCGCAGGATTGCAATGCGGTCGGCATCGGTGAATTTCTTGGCGCCCTTGCTTGGTCCTGGTGCTTTCGGTGTCGTATCCGGCCGATGCATTAGGCCCTCTATGATAGCCTGCTCCACCATCTGGCGTGCATTACGGTAAAAGGTGTCCCGGTTGACATCCTTGGCGATGCACATGTCCGCGAATGCTATTAGCGATGTAAGCTGTTCTTTTGTGGTCATTGATTTTCTAGGCCCGATTCGATGATGTTTTCAATATCCTCGGCTGTTTGTTTTGTAGTGGGTGGTTTGCCCGGTTGGTTTGATTCGATATTCACTGGAAAAATGTGCCGCCAGGTCTATGTGGTTACCATAAAGCTGGCGACGGTCTTATTTTTTAATAACGCGTAATAGCTACACCCATCGTTGTTGGTATTAATCAGCAGAGTGCTGACTAAAGTGTTTTACCTTCGCAAATCTTGGCTGATCTTGGAGTACCATTCTTGGTGCCGTCGCTGTGCTCGAAGTAAGTCGTGTTGCCATCAACATCATACTCACGCTTAGACCATTTGCCATCACTGCGCTCGTAGTAAGTCACGTTGCCATTAGCATCATACTTACGCTTAGTCCAGTAGCCATCCCTGCGCTCGTAGTAAGTCTCGTTGCCATCAACATCATACTCACACTTGAACCAGTAGCCATCGCTGCGCTCGTAGTAAGTCTCGTTGCCATCAACATCATACTCACACTTAAACCAGTAGCCATCACTGTCCTCGCAGTAAGTCTGGTTGCCATCAACATCTTTAATCTCAATGGGAAAGCTGAATTTGATGTTTAGTTCTGATAGTGTTTCACTTAGTGTTTTCATAGTGCTTTGAGTTCGTATTTAACACCGTCAACTTAAAGTGTTTTACCTTCGCAAATCTTGGCTGATCTTGGAGTACCCTTCTTGGAGCCATCGTCGTTCTCGTAGTAAGTCTGGTTGCCCTTAGGATCATACTCACGCTTAAACCAGTAGCCATCGCTGTTCTCGAAGTAAGTCTGGTTGCCATTGGCATCTTTGATTGTAATGGGAAAGCTGAAGTTGATGTTTAGTTCTTTTAAGGTGTCGCTTAGTTTTTTCATAGTGCTTTGAGTTTAAAAGTGGTGCCTCAGATAAACCCCTGAGACGCGGGTGCTGTGTTTCTTCCTTTAGAACGAGTGCCGCCAACTGTACCGAGGTATTAGTTGTTGGTTCGATGTAATCGCCGGCATGCATGGTTCCTTATGCCTTGCACGCCGGCTTGATTGGCAATGTGCCGCTCAAAGTGTTTGGTCCGAAAGGGGTTATTTTTCTAACGAGTTATGCGGTGATTGTTTCAGCGCGAAGCTTTGCCGCTGCGGTGACTCCTGCTGCAAAATATTTCAAATAACGGTCAGCAATGGTCTTATCGTTGCCATTCATCAAAAGGACCTCAACGGCCTTCGCGGTGGTGCCGCTTCCGGTCTTGGCGCGAATGTCTTTTGCAACTTGCTCGCGTGCGTCGTTTTCGAGGAATTCGCGAATGATTTTATTGGAAAGGATGAAGTTGATTTGATTTAGCATCGGTCGTTAATTTAGTTAATAAGTTCGTCGGCGTGCTGCCTTCGATGTGCCAGATACTGCAAGGTGTAATGCACCTGTCAATTTATTTGTCATTTATTTTCAACCGGCGCAAAAAGGCCCGCATCTGCTTTCGCAAATGCAGGCCAGTATGGAAGCAAGAATGGAGTGGGTTTTCTGACATCCGTTACCCTAGCGCGTCAAAGCTAAGTTCCGACCGAAACTGTGGCAGGTAAGATACACCCGTCAACCATTGAATGCACCTTTTTTCAGCTGGCCACTTCGTAATCGTGGACAATTGCACGCGACCCGCTCGCGGTGACCAATAGGCGCCTGATGCGTTCCTCGATCCGATGCGGCAAAAACATGTCCTGCAATGCCTCGGCCACGCTCGGCATTGGTCCGGCCTGCAATAGATTCCACCATGCCTTTGCCTCGCTGAACCTTGGCCCGCTGGCGTCGTCCAGGTGCACCACTGCCGACACGCTACGCGCCCCGAAACGGTACTGCACGCGCAGCGCGTCCGTTCCGTCAGGATTGCGCCGCAAATGGCATTTGACCCCGCTCACGTTGACCCATTCCGGCTTGCTGAGAATATCAGTCGCGGCCGCCTGGGCCTCGTGCATTTTGCGTTCTCGCTCGACCTCCTCTTCAGCCTGCTTCTTTTCGCCCGGTGGTATTTTCCACCCGCAGTTCGGGCACGCGCCGACCAAGTGAGAAAACAAGTCGCCGCAATTCTCGCAGGTGTACATGCGCACCAGTCGATCGTCCGGCGCATCAATTGGCCCGTGCTCCTCGATACAGTGCGCGAAGTCCAGCACCAGGCAGTCGGCCTTGTTCGGATACAGACGCAGCCCACGGCCGACCATTTGGACGTACATGCCCTTGCTCAGTGTCGGCCGCAGCAGTGCCACGCAGTCGACCTGCTTGGCATTAAATCCTTCCGAATACACGTTGACATTGACCAGCACCCGGTGCCGCCCTGCTTTGAACTCCTCGACGATGCGGTCGCGCTCGCTCGCTGCGGTCTTGGCGGTCACGTACGGCGCATGAATGCCGTACTTTTTCAACTCGGCGCTGATGTGCTGGCAATGCGCGATGTCGATCGCAAACACCACGACGCTTTTGCGCTGCTCGGCGTTGATAATGCCGACCAGTTCCTTGACCGCTTGGCCGACCACCTCGTCTTTATCGAGCTGCTCGGATAATGCCTTGGCCACGTAGTCGCCGGCGGTCTTGCGCACTTTGGACAAGTCCGGCTGGTTGACGCTGCACCGTGTGCGCAGGGTACTTAAAAAGCCATCCTCGATCAGCGCCGCCACGCTCGCATTGTAAATCAACTCCTGCAGGATGTGGTCCTTGTGGCAGATCGGCCCCGCCATCCGGTAAGGCGTCGCCGTTACGCCGACCACCACCAGCTTGGGATTCCAGCGCCGGCAGCCGTCAATAAATTTGCGATACTTGCCCTCACCCTTCAATGGGATGCGGTGCGCCTCGTCGACAATGATCACGTCGAACGGCTCCAGCTCGTCGGCTTTGGCATAGATGCTGTCAATGCTGGCGTACAGCACATTGTGCTCGGTGTCGCGCCGTTTGAGTGCGGCCGCATAGATGCCGACCGGGCAGTCCGGTGCGATGCCCTGAAACTCCTCGCTGTTCTGTTGGACCAGTTCCTTGCGGTGTTGCAGGACGCAGGCGCGCAAGTTTGGATGCTTGGCCCGCCAGCGTTGAATCGCCATAGCAATGACCAGCGACTTGCCGCCGCCGGTCGGGATCGCCACGCACGGCGCGGTGCCCTTGCCTGAGCGTAAATGTGCATCGAGCGCATCGAGCGCCTCTTGTTGATATGGTCGTGGTGTCATGGTTAATTGAAAGTGTGCCGCAGATTTTACCCGCTGCGGCGCCGGGCGCTTCTCTCTTTATAACGAACGCCAACTGTTGACTGGCTATGTCTAGTTTTTGGTTTGTTATTTCACGGACTCGAAGGGTTCCTCACGCCCTCCGGATCGGTTCGAGTGGCAATGTGCCGCTCAAAGTCTAAAGTGATGTGTCGCGCTCTGCTTTTTCTTTCATTAGATTTAGTTCACGGTTCTCCGCTTTGCGTAAGCTCGATTCGTAATAGTCACGGTCTTCCACTAGCTCGTTCAGCTCACGCTCCAACTCACGCGCAAATTCGATGTCTACCGTCTCGATAGTTGTGGCGGCTCGCCCTTGCCAGATGGTTGCTTGGTGTTGGCGTCTGGCTTCGTCTGTTCTTGGCGTATCGCTCATAGCTCGTTAATCATTGGAAACACCTTGGCGATCTCCCGCGCGCAGTTGAGCGCGATGTCCATGTGTTCCTTTTGCGTGCCATTGCCCGAGCGCAGGTCGATGTAGTGAATCCATGAGCGCAGGGTTCCAGACATATACAGACGACTGATGACGTTGCCCTCCGGTAGTACAGCACGAGCCTGTTCCTTGGCGATGCCGTGGTCGATCGCCCAGCGGTAAGCGTCCTGCGCGGCGTCGATTACTTTCTTCTGCTGGTCAAACCAATCTACAATTAGATCAACGTCTTTGTTCTCGATGGAGTTCTGGCGGTTCTTAGTGTCTTGCAAGCGCGGCTCGCGAAGGACGAATCCGAGGTCTTTGGTCGGATCTGCATACCGCTGACTGAACTCCTGGAAGGTGAAGCTGCGATGGCGTAGAATTTGCCGCGCGATGTCCCGTGTCGTGTTGATCTCAAGACAGGCTGAGACCATCTCTAAGGGACTGTAGTGCTTGTGCGTGATCAAGTACTTGATCAGTTTCTCGGACGTCGCCTTGTTGAGCTGGTTGCTTGGATTCGACACCCTGGCACAGAATGCAATCAGGTCTTGGCAGTTGTGCAGATCGTGCTCCAGCATTTCAGCCGATGGCAGGCTTTGTGATATTAGTTTTACGCTCATAGGTTTAGAAGTGTCTGCGGCTAAAGCGTGCAATGGCCTGCCATTTGTGGAAGTTGCGCCGGTGCGCTCGGATCAGCAGCCCGGCGGCGAGTAATAAAGTGATGGAGAAAAGGATCATGTGGTTGAGTAGTTGAGTGCCCATTTTATCATTTTCGGGTTGATTATCTCGTGCCACTCGTCGTGGCATTTTTTGCAGAGAAAATCCATTGGCCAGTCGTCTGCATTTGAGAACAGCGCTTGTGGTGCCCAGTGGTGTTTCTCTGTCCCGCGGCTCCCGCATTTTGCGCATCGTTCACCGCATGAAAATCTCGACAAAGGAATGTCCTCGATCGTTGCGCCAGGTGGCAGGCTATTTAACACCCATTCTTTTTTTACCCATTCCCCGCGTCCGTGATGCCTTTGGCATTGAGTGCACCACCAATTGAAGAATGTCGCACCGCTGCTTATTATTTGCATCACGACAGTCGCCTCGGTGAATTGTCCGCACTTATGACATTCCCCCGTCTTGATGATTGGACCTCTTTTAATTGTCATGTGGTTGGCTGACATTCGAGTTGTCGTTGGATTTTCTTATTGTAGGCATCCTGTTCCGATATGCACTTGATCAGCTTCTTATCGGTCAGCGTGGCGAACCACTCCCAGAACGGCTTTGCGCCCTTCGACCGATTCGCCTCTGCCGGGATATAAAGCAGATTGCTAAAGTGCGAACGCTTGTGCATTTCCTCGATGCTGTGCATCACCTCAGCCAGCGGCCTGATATGATCCAAGTGCTTTGCAACGCCCTTGAAGTACTTATTATAGATACGCATCCGCCCGCGCTTGATCTTCAGCACCCATTCAACAGTCGGCACGCCGTAAAGCTCAAGTGACCGCTTGCCGCCCTTCTCGACTCGGCGAGTGTGGCTTCTAACTTCGCACATTGCCCGGTATTGCGGATCGTTCTGGTACCGCTTGCGATTCATTTCCGCAATCTTCTCTTTGTTTGCTTCGCGATACTTGCGCTGGGATTCCGCAACCTCCTCTTTATTTGCCTCGCGATACTTGCGAGCCTTTTCTGCAATATTCTCCCTATTTGCCTCGTAGTGCTTGCGCTTATATTCCGCAACCTTCTCCTTGTTTGCCTCGTAGTGCTTGCGCTTATATTCCGCAACCTTCTCTTTGTTTTCTTCGCGATACTTGCGCTTTTCTGCGAACTTCTCAGCAGTCACCCAGTACTCGCCGTTTTTGCAGCTTTTTGCATACTCCCAGAAAACCATGCCGTCTTCCCGAACGTCGCCTTGTTTGTGTTTTTTGTTATTCATAATTGTTGAGTAGTTAAAAAGCGGCCGGCAGGGTTCGGACCTGCCAGCCATTTATATCAGGTGCAATACACCCTAGCCCCAAGGCATGCCGTCTGGCTCGCTAGCTGCCGCCGCCGGTGCCGCTTGTACCGCTTGTGCCGGTGCAGCCACGCGTGCCGCCAGTGGGAAGAACCCTTTGACGTTGTTACGGTCGCCATCGACTGTCACCTTGATCGTGAGCGCCTTGTCGACCAGTTGCGACTCGTCCGATACTTGCATCACGCCGATTGCCTTGCATAGCAATGCTAGTTCCTTCTGCGCGATCTCGACCGCCACCGGGTTCGGGTTGACCAGGTTGAGGTTCAGCCAGACGCGGCGCCCCTCGTTCTGCACGCTGGTGACGGTGAACTCGACCGACAAGTACTTGCCAGTGCCTGCCTTGGTGGACTTCTCGGCCGCGGCGCTGATGATTGCGTCATACTTGCCCGGCGCGAGCGGTGAAAAGTCGGTGTTTTCGACTTCGATCTTGGCGGCGTTAAATGGTGTGGAGAATAAGCTCATGATAATATATATTTTGTTGGGTTATTGTGGTGGTGATTATTTGGAAACCGATGCGACTGCCTCGGTGAAGGTGCGCCAGTCAAGTGGCAGGTCTGCCGGCAGTTTGCCGTATGGCCCGCGTCCGCCTGCTGGAAATGCCGGTGACTTCTGGCAGAACAGGAAGCGTTGCCCGTTGCCCGAATCGCGCGCTTTGCCTTTCTGGTCGCCGAAGCCGGTCGACTCCTTTTTCACGAAGGTTTTCGTGTTCGCGAAGCCGATGAAGTCCGCCCATCGGAACAGCGCCGCGCTCGCTTTGTCGTTCACGTCAAACTGAAATTGGTCGTAGGACTCGTTCAGCGGATCATCGAACTTCTTGACCTTGACGTGGCCGATGATGACGCTCGCCATGTTCTTGGATTCGCGCAGGTAATCGAGCGCCTGCATTAGCTCGCGCCAACGGCTGAGTGCTTCGGTGTAGCCCTTGCCATAGCCGCCGCCGACTTTCTCGATACTGGCCGCTTTTTCAGTCTCGCAGACATCGCCGTAAATGATCGGCTCTAACGCAGAGGCTGAGTCGATGACCACGGTTTTGAAGTCGTGGTCCTCCTTGGCTAGTGTGCCAAGTGCTTCACGTACCTGGTTGAAATTCTGCAATGTCGGAAACTTCGCAACGTCGAGGTCATCGACGCCTTCCTCCTGCCGAATGGGCAGAAAGATAGGTCTATCTGCGCCTGCCGCGAAGGTGCTTTTGCCGATCTTCTCGACGCCGAGCAGGACTATTCGAGGCGCCCTAAGTTGCGCCCCTTGTTTAATGGATTGTAGGTTGATCATATTATTATTATTCTAGTGTCAGGTGTGATACACCCATGAGAAATGGGAAAGAGGTACAATTCTAGCGTGCGGCCTCGAGGATTAGTTTGAGCTGGTCAAAATTGGCTACCTGGATGGCATACAGCCCCCTGTGGTCGAGGTCGGATTGCGCATTGAAGTGCACCCCGTTCACCTCGAACCTAACAGAAACGATGCCATTACCGCTGACGCTCATTGACGTAATCTCGGCGCCCAAATCTTTTAACTCTTGGATGGTGTCCATTAGTAGCGGCCCCCGTTTGCGTCTTCGGTGATCATAACCTCGGCATCTTGGCCGTGGCTGCTAGTGATTCGGATAGAATACGCCCGGACGTTCTGGTCGCTTTCTAGCTCGTCAAGGATGTGCTCGATTTGCGATTCTGCATCGCGGATTGATTGCTTTCGTGTCATAATATATTGGTTGGTTAGAATGAGATTTTTGCTAGTTTGCGCTTCTCCACTTGGCTGCGCCCTTGGCCGTTGATGATGCGCTGCTCCAGTCGTAGTGTGGTGCCGCTAAATTTCTTTCCTCGGTTTTTTGGTCGTGTCTTCATATGTTTTTTTTGGTTGGTTTAGTTGTCCTTGACGAAAGTGCCGTCGATCATTTGACCGGTGCGCTTATTGATGACTTCATAGGCGCTGGTTAGGCATTCTTCAAAGCTGATGCCGATGATGTCGGCCAAAAGGATAAGGACCACGGAGCAGTCGCCGATTGCGTCGATCTTCTCGGCCTGGTCATTGGTGTGGATAGCCTGACTCAACTCATTCACTTCTTCGCATAGTTTGCGCAGTTGGCTTTGTTCAGTGGCTTGCCCGGTGTGGCCGATGATGCCTTTGGCGCGGCCCCAGTTGCGGACTTCTTCAATTAATTCGTGCGTTTCCATAGTTCTTTATTCTCCGACGGATGGTATTTTGCAGATGGTTTCTAATATCTTTATGGACTCAGGATGTGGGTTATTTTCAAGTTCAGGAAAAGGCAGGTCCTGCATCCCATATGACATATGAGTTAATGTCCGTTGAGCGTCATTCCATCGCTTGAATCCTTCTTTTCCGTACCTCTTGCGGATGAGGTGAGCTATGTTGTATTCGTGTGTTTCCATAATGAAAAGTTAGCTAACTGTATTCGCATAAAGGTACACACATACGCCTTCTGGCGTCTTCTTCTGAAAATGAAAAATAATGTCGCTGTGATTACCTTTCAACGGCACTAATAACGTGTCCGATGGTTTGAGATTGCTGATGTAATCAATGATTTCTTCCAGCGATTGATATGAGGTTTCCCCCAGACACGTGAGAACATCTGTCATCTCACTTATATTTCCTATTACGTTTCTAATCATTTTTTATCTTGGTTGGTTGATGTGTCCTCAGATTGAGAACAGTCGTTTGACGTCAGGTGTGATACACCTAAACGCCGCAGAATTTAAATGCGACATAAGCCGCGAAGATTGCAAAGGGTGAGGACATCAAAAGGCAAAGTGCCATCTCTTTAATATATTGATTCATGCCGCATCCTGTTAGGTGTAATACACCCATGTCAAACCTTTTGGGTCTTTATTTCGCATTTTCCGTCAGCATACACGAATGCTGCGGTGTCGCACCACTCTGCCGCATTCCATTCGTCGCATGATGCCTCGAGCGTTGGCTTGCCAGTGATGCCATGCGCCTTGAGTGCTGAGGGCATGTCGGCCCGTGTGCCCGTCCACACAACACTGGCGTGCGTATATCGGTAAGCCATGTCTGGCTCGACCTTTGCCACGTTGCCGCCGAGGATCGTCTTGACCGCTGTCATCCCGGCGCTGCCAATCAAACTGCGCGGCATGGTGACAAGATCGCCGGCGCTATACTGGTTGCAACGTGCGTTCTGCCCGTGCTGCCAGGTGTTGCCATCGTCGTCCTCAAACACAATTGCCTCTTTTCCGTCATCGTCTTGCACGGTGTCAATAGGATTGGCCCACTCGATCAGTGATGGAATCAGCAACAGGTCGCGGCATGGATTGCACTGCTCATCAAACGTGCGGTCGGTCTTGTGCTTATGGCATGACCAGCGGGCATCGCCGTCCAACTCTGGCGTGGCGTGCAAACATTGCCGGCACGAAAGGGTTTTGATGTCAATGGCCGGCGCCGTTTTTTCTTCACTGCCCCAACATAGATCCTGCGCCGAGCACCATTTGCACAGGTAGAAATCGCGTTTATTATACGGCCGCTCTGGTGCGTGCTGGCTTTCGACGATCCGCTTGGCCTTGGCTTCGAGTGCGTCGGCTTGGTCCGCGTTGTACTCGATGCGCTCCGAATACAGCTCGTCGTTGTCCTTGTTCACCGCCAAATAGAACGCCCGTGTAAGTTTGGCCCATTTCATGTAAAGCATTACTTGGCCCCAGTGCTGCGGCTTGGACTTCTCGACGCCATCCTTTTCAAGCGCCTTGAATGACTTGGCGCTATGCGTTTTAAACTCCAGCAGGTGCCACGTCTCCGGCGCTTCAAGTAGTCCCTTACCCACGCCGTCAAGGTGCCCGGCTACGTGCCCCCCTACCGCTTTAAATCCAAACTGCTCGCCGTCCTTGCCGACTTCGTGCACGGTCACGCCTGCGCCGCGTAACTCCTCTACAAACGTGTGCTCCTCATTGTGCCCGCGTTGAAAGAGTCGATACAAGCGGCCGTCAAAGTCCTCCTCGGTCATGTGCCGGAAATCGTACCAAAGTTTTCGCTCGCAGTGTGAGCCGACTATTGAGCCGCCGAGGTAGTGCCGTTTTTCTTGGCTCGACCCTTTGGCGTGCCAGTAGTTCTTAATTGCCTCGACTGTCGGCTGGGTGTGTTTTGTTAAATCCATATTTTGTTAATTATCATGTTAGTAGGTGTCATATTTTTAATGCACACGTGATTGACTAAAGTGTCGGGTGTAGTAGTTTAAAGAAATAGTTAAACCACCAAGGAAAGAGACTGCATGCCAAATCAACGCGCCGCCCATATTCAAGTAACGACCATTGCAATTGATAAAAAGATCCTGCGCGATGTTGAGAAATTAGCCAAACGCTGCGACCGTTCGCGTAATAAGATCATGGAGTTGATCCTGCGAAATGAGGTGCCGCGATATTTAGACCAAGACCTCGACCCTAGTCGCCGACCTGATTATCAAGGTTAAAAAGCAGCTCCATGTTCCCATGGTCGGCGCCGTCAAAGAGGCCTTCAAAAGCTATATCGACCAAATCGCGTACATTTACGTCATATTTAATCGCTAATTCTAGCAGGCGTGTGTGGTCAGTTTCTTTAATTCGTACGTATTCCATGAGGTGTATTAATCCTACTACACCACAAGCGCGTCAAGCCTAACTTTTCACTTAGCCGTAAAGAGTAACCATTTAAAGGTAAACTTATCCCGTCAAAAAGATGAGCTTCCACGCCTAAGCGCCGCTCCGGTATCCCGAACGGTCAACGTGGAAATACTCCTCGGCCTTTTCTTGGAATGTGCCCGTCTGGTAGTTGCTGGCGATCATGTCCGGGCTATTGCCTAGTAACTCGGCCGCCATTGGCTTGCCCCATAGCGAAGCATAATAGGACGCGCACGATCGCCGGTGCAGGTTTGGCGACCATTGCACGCCGTACAATTTGCAGTACGCGTCGCGCTTGTTATTAAATACGGTTTGCCCTATTGGCGTGCCAAGCGTGACGCCCTCCAAAAACGGCCATAAATTATCAATGTGCTGCGCCCCTGATATATCCAGCGCACGCTGTGTTTTCATCACCCGTGCTGGGATGTGGATCTCCTTGCGCTTGGCGTTGATCATGGCATCAGTTAAATACTCGCCCCGCCTGCGCTTGTCAGTGCCCGGTGCAATTAGTGACACGCGCATACCGGTGAAGAATAGTAATGCCAGGAGCGCCGCGAATGGCCGATCGTCGGATAGGTGCGCCACGCCAAGTAGAAGCCGATGCATGGCCTGCGGTTCGATAATGTCGCGCTCGTGGATGTCGATGCGTGCCCGGTCCAGGGTGACCGATTGCACTGGGTTGCTGTTGAGCTTGCCAAACTTGACCGCGTGATTGATGCACGCATTCAGCGCCTTGAGGTGCCCTTTTTTGGTGATATAATTGTATGGCATGCCAGCGATCCAGCGCGACACCTCAAGCGGCTTGAATGCTTCGAGACGAAGGTTGCCGAAATACTCCAGCGCCCGCGCCAGGTGTAGCTTGTCGCGGTACGGATTGATACCGCGCCGCTCGACATCCTGCAAGCGCAGCTCGATCGCGTCCGCCAGTTTGAGTTGATGGTGGCTCAGTTCGTCCTTGTGAATGTGCACCGCGCTTTCCACCGCGTCGATTGATCCGGCCGCGCTGAGTAGCGATTGCATGCGCCGGTATTCGACCTGATCGAAATTTAGCATCGCGTCCCGGTCGCCATACCATTTCCGCACAAAATCGCGGTGATAGGTCGCTTTCTCGGCCTTGGTCCTGAACGTCACGCGCAGGCGCTTACCGTGCAAGGAATAGTCCCACCCATACGGATTTTTCCGGCTTGATTTATCGTAATTACGAAACGATGGCACTTTTTCCATCTGTCAACTTTTGTCAGCTTTTGCCCCTTTCGTCAACTAATTCGGGCAAAAAGTGAAAATGCGCCTTTTTTGTATTGCGTTCACCACCAAGGGTTTGTGTAATTATCTTGACTACAAAAAAACCCTTGGTGGAGCATAGGAGAGTCTAGCGCCCTTTTGTAAGCCCTTAGTTAGTAGTGACTTATTTTTAGCCTATTTTTTAGTGTCCATTCCTGTCCACTTTATTTCGCGGAAAACCTCGGTCCACCCATCCTAACGGCCCAGTACATCTTAAAGCGCCGAAACTTGCCGACGCCGCAAACTTCCATCGCCTCGTCAAACACTTTGGCTGCCATCTTGTAGTCAATCGGCGACTCGCCCCGATGCCCGAGCACGCAGAACCAGTCATGCACGACGGCTGCCTCCAGGTACTTGCCAAATGGCGGATAGATCGACCACAAAGCACGCGGCACGCTGGCACCGTCAGAATTGAATCCCTTGGGCACTGTCACCACTTTATCGAGCACGTCGGATGCGTATGACAACGGCTGATTGAGTACAACGACGCGCTCAAATACGTTTTCATATTCACCATCCTGCGTCCATCGTTTCGAGACCCTCGCGTCAAGCGTTGTCAAAAATCTGCTCATAGTGCTTCCAACTTAAATTCAATCGCCGGCAGTTCGTCTTCCGTGGTAGCGCATCCGCTAGCCAGTAGGCACAGAATTAAAAGGCAACGAGCCATGCCGAATCCCTTTCTTTCTGTGTCAGTTCCTTTGCGCCGTTGCCTGGTTGCGGTTCAAGCTCGGTCGCTGTCAGCTTGCCGTCATCGAAATGCAGGTAGGTGTTGATCATGTGCGGCCTTGTACGATCGCCATTGATGTAGTAACATAGAATGCCAACGGGTACCGCGTGCTTGCGCTTAGAGAGTGCATTACGTGCCGTTATGTAGGCTTTGAATAGCCACGCCCACTTGTCACAGTCTAGCTTGTTCTTAATCCAGCGATGCAGGCCAATAAGTTTCATCTGCCAGACAAATTGATCGTATGCCTTTTCAATGAGTTTACTCTCAAGCGCATTGTACTCGGCATCGAATACATAAGCCTTGGCAGACTTGTACCGGAAGTTGACCAGTTGCCTTAATCGGTTGCCTTCAATGATCATAATCCAGTCAAGCTTGCCTCAGTTTTCGGCGACGTGATCGCCTCGATAGTCGCTGTCTCCCCAATCCCAGCCTGCGATTTCCAGCAGGCGGAATTGATGGTCACGTTGTCGAATTGCGCGTGTTTTATACGCGTGGTGCTGCATCCCGAGAAGAACGCTAGAATTAGGACCGATGATGTTAATTTTACCATAAATTGTTACTGCTGTTATCAACATATAGACGAAGAGTAGGCCCAGCACCGTGAGCCTGACGTTATCAAGTTCACAGGTTGAGTTTTCGTCTAAGCTCCTCCTCTGAAGTGTTGTTTCTGTACTTTGCCACGCATTCATCATTATTTGATTTGTGCCGCCCGAGGACTTTGTGAACCGTCTCGATGACGTCAGCAGCCAAGCGTTCAATCCCTGCCTGCTCGCCTTGCAGTTTGCCGATTTTTTGCTTCATGTCCCCATGTTCACGCAGCATGTCCCGATGATCTTTGTGCATGGACATAACCGTTTTGAACAAGACGCCGATGGTCGCAGCGAGTGCGCCACCCGCTGCCATGATTAGCGTGATGAGCTGGTTGACATCCATTTTTCATATTAGAATAAGTGAGGGCGGCAGATAGGACAGAAGGTTACGCCGTCAAATTCGTGCGGCTTGACAGCAATGAGGCGAAGGTTCAATTTCTCCGCTTGGTAGTGCTTGATGAACTCGACGCGGTACTCATTCCCTTGATGCTCGCCGACGATTGTCAGCACGGCATCCTCACTTAACTCTTGGTGCATAGTCAGTGGCAGGTCGGATTCAAATATGGTGTCCTTGTCAAACTTCCACCCACGTCCGGTAACGAGTACCGAGCCGTAGTTAGACTGTATCACGATTGGAGAGGTGCAGTCTAAGCGAATAGACCGCCGACCATCACCAGAGAACGACGTGGTTCTGCTTCTTTCGATCAGTCCCTTGTCGTAGTCTTTTAGATGAGCGGCGGATACTATATTCGCCACCAGTAGTACTGCTGCTAGGAGTAAGTGCTTCATACGTCTACGATGTCTTCGACCTCAGGCTCGTCGAACCACCCGTCTGTTTTCATTTGCTCGGTAGTGATGAGACTACCAGCAAGGCTTGGTATTCCCTCGATCATCTCTTGGACGCTGATGCTGCTGCCCTTGGCTGAGTTGATAGCGTCAATGATGTCTTGGCGTTCCTCGGCCGTGATCGCTGCGTCGATAAGATCAACGAATGTAATCTCGTGCGCATTGATGTGCACACGCTGTGTGCCGTCGATAGGGCCGATGGCGACTTTGGTGCCGTCTGGATGAGCAAACGAACCGCAGTAGAACTGACTGGTCTCAAACTGAGAGTATTCCCGAGGACGTGCCAGCATCCACAGTTCATGGCTGACTGCCTGTGCGTATTCGATAGAGGGAGCTGATAGAATGAGATTCATGTCTAGTAAATGCTGTAAGCGTTGTTGATGTTAAACTCGATGTTTGTGCGGAATGCCGATTGGTCGGAGTCGTAGATGATGAATTCGGAGTAATAGCACTTGGCAGAGAAGGATAGCCCGTCGTTATAGGAAAACGGCATAGTATCTCCGTCCCAGTTTGGCTCGTTCGTAGTAGTGCCGTTTATATTCAGCAGGGCAATCGCATCACTGTGATAAGCTGTGTGCAGGTCATCTCTAGTGCTTCCCGTGAAATCTGCACCATTCTTTCTAAATAACGCTGTCGCATTTTCGCAAAGTTGAGTCGAACTGTTATTATCACCTATTGCGCCTATGTAAGTACCAGGGCCACCAACAGCCCCAACCAATAAACCTTCTAACTCAGTAGAAGCCGCACCAAATGTAGCGAATATATCAATCGTCGAACCCTTTAGAGTGGCTGCGGACTGAAGAAAGATACCGCTGTTCGCTGCATGATTGCTAATGCACGTCTGCCCGTTGTAGGTCACCAGCACGCCACCCTCAACAATCTTAGGCTGACTGGTCGATACTGGCTGCGTTGCATTGTTGCCGTTGCCGCTCTGGTCGTACCACGTAGCAACGAATCCATCCACCTCGTTATTGCCTGAGTCGAACCCAGCTGGCAGGTCGATGTTGCCGTGGTAGTCTGCTATGTTGGACTCGATGGCCTTTCGGTTGTCCGTCTGGTCGGAGTCGTAGATGATGATCTCGCTGATGGTGCCGTTTAGATGACTATGGTTAGAATTACTCGAAGCAATCGTTATGCCATCCATGCCCACAGTGCCGACATCTACACTTGACGCTCCAATCACCCCATCGACATAAGCATCCGAATTGGTTGTATTGAATAACGCAGTAAACAAATGCTGGTTAATATCCTGATTCGCTATTGTTTGGTTAGTTCCAGCATAGAATTTATAAGCAGACGCTGCCGTGTATAGAGTATTCCTTGATGCTGCATTAGCACTATCAAAAATATATTCCGAAACCCCAATGTTCGGCATCTTACTAACTGCAAATGCTGTGTTAGGCTGGCTCAATTGACCTTGTGTAAATGTAGTTTTAACTAACGATTGCCCCCCATCAAACTTCATCCCGTCCACCAGAGTCCCACCATCAACAATCTTTGGCTGGCTCGCAGGTGTTGCTTGCACTGCGTGGTTGTTGTTGCCCGATTGGTCGTACCATTTGGTTACGTGGCCGTCATTCCCTACTCCTACCCAGTTAACCATAGTACTCCCAGCGACCTCGGCAGCTGTGAAGCTCGCCTCCGTGTCATCGCTAGAACGTCTAACATCCACCACGTTGCCGCTGTATGATGTGCTTAGATTGCGCAGGCTGTACGCTGCTGCTGCACCGCTTGCTGTATCCAAAGGCAACGCAACCTCGGCATTCACCCAGTTCTCCAGCGTACTGCCGATCTCATTGGCTTTGAAGACCCGTGATGTCTCGTCGCTAGCTCGGCGAACCTCGACGACATCGGGATTCGTCTTGTTTAGATCCCGCAAGCTGTAGGCTGCTGCTGAGCCTGTGAACGAGTTGAGAAGCCCTTGGCCTTCCACGAGTGGATTCAGGATGGCTTCAGGGGAAAGGATGCCGAGTTGTGTTTTGATTGCTGCATTGTCAGCACTCCGCATGAGTGCATCAATGTCAGTAGATACTGTGAAATCTGCCATAATTTAAAAAGGTTAAGATGAGCGAAATGGTCGCTTGTACAAAGACACGCCACCAGGCCGCCGAAATAAGGATGTCGAACCTGTGCGCAGGTAATTATCGACGCCACGACGCCGCGCTGCGCCATGCACTACCGGCGTCACGACTGGCGACGCGACCGCATTGACCTGGTTACGAATCATATAATTATTGAAGCTTGGAAGTTTTCAACACGCCCGTGACGACAATAGTGATGTTCGGCGACGTTGCTCCGGATAACGTCAAACGGAAGTCAGCCATGCCTACTTCGATATTAAGCGCGCCATTTGCTGTAATTGTAGCTGCATCGCCTAAACTGTCGGTCGCTGCAAACCAAGTGTTTCCGCCATCGTAGGAAAGTTCAAAGGCAAGCGCCCCGCCACTGAATGTGCCGAACGCGGCGACATTCAGCTTGCCCTTGATCGGCAATGTGCCGGTCGATGAATTGCTGGTGAGATTATAAGTTTGTGCCATATTATTAAGAGGCACAATGTCAAGTGCTAGTACCCCGGCTCAGAATAAAATGAATCGTTCAGCTCGACCGAGGTGATTGGATTCTTTAAGAACTCAGGCACTGGCCAGCCATTCGGCGCCGGCAATCTGGAAAGGTGCACAGCCGGAACTCTGGACGATGTTTCGCCGTCTCCGCTTTGATAACTTCCAAAGGCCAGCGCCCTTGAAGTCATATCGGAATACTGAACATCCAAGCGGCTCGCCCGGATAAACCACTCGCCCTCGCCGTCATTTATTACCGCCGTTTCGACTACGGTGTCGCCTGTTCTGAAATGCCTGTGCTGGTCTTCTTTTTGCTGATAGCAGCTCACGGTGCGCCCGATGTCGATCCCTTGGCTTATAGTGCCGCCGATGTGACCCTTTGCGAAGTCTTGCGCCTGCGTGAACAGTCGAACAGTCCGAGGCGCCGGGTAAGACACTGCTCTCAAGCATTTCGGCATATCGTAATCCATGCGAACCAGTATCTCGGCTAGTTTCGTCCTCGCTCGCTTGCCATTGTTTGAAACAAACATCAGTTGATCGCCCGCACTTGAATCAATGACTTTTCATAAATGTTGCCCATATAGCGGCGGATCGTTTCCGGGGCGCCGTTTAAGTAATCTCCATCAATGACCATTTGATTGTATGCATCAAGCGTCGGCGTCGTGCTGGCGCTCAAACTGTCTGGCAGTTGCGTCATATTGGTCAGCACTTCTGTCGTCGGATCATTTGTTTTGACGTACGTTTTCACTTCGCGTGACGGCGAGTTTCTTGTTTCAATTTGCCCGTCAGTTGTTGTTGATGTGTTTGTGACGACGGTTTTACTAAATCCCAATGACGTCGGATTTGTGCTGTATAATTCTTCGTATATATATTGAAGGTAAAACCTATCCGCACGCATGGTCACGATAGTTCCGCTTATTGCGATAATAGTCGCAGTGAATGTGCTTTTACTTTCCGGATTGCGCGCGCTAGTTCTATAATAAACCAAAGTAGGCGTCACCGTGACAGTGAACGAATTACCAACGGCGAGCTTTGAAATGTCGCCCGATGTAGAACCAATGAAAACATTACCCTCGCCGAGTGATTCACCGTATGCCCATCTGTTTGGACTCGTATAGTAGGCGTTCCATCCTGTCGATGAAATGCTCATCGTGTAATTGTGAACGGTCGTGTCAGTGTTCGATGACGTCGTTGTCACGCCTGAAAAGTCAAACGCATAAAGCCCGGTCGGATCATATCGAGTCTGCGGAATGTGTGCAAATACTCGAATGAAAGTCGTCCACCCGTCGCCTCCGTTGGACACTGACTGATCGCCCACATAATACGCGTCTGCATCATCAGCGAATGGCGAGCGCTTTGGCTTTTGCGTGGCACTCGTCATCGTATCATCGTCTGAAAGGCAAGCGTAGTCTTCAGTAGTGACGCGCATTTCGTGATAATAAACAGCCGTCGTCGTGTCGCCGTTGTCGCGAAATGGGAATGTTTTATAGCCGCCCGTACAGGTTGCTGTTGAGAATGCTGTGCCTGTGACTGTTGATGGTAGTGACATATTATCGAAGTGCTTGGTCGAGGCGGTCGAGGCGAGTGACTATTTGTTTGATGTCCTCAGATTGAGTCTCCGCCAATTTGTATAAATCAATCTGACTCTTGTAAGAATCACGTTGCAGCGAGTCGTTGGAGTTTTCGACGTAGTGCTTAGAGATCGGCTCCATCAAGTCCTTGATGTTTGTTTGTAGTTCAATCGACTTTGTTTGAAAGTCAGCACCAGCCAAGTTTCTAGCTCCGTTCGCAGGCATCGCGCCCGCCCCGCCCTGATCACTGGTGCCTCCTAATCTTGCGCGCAGTCGGGCAGCACGTTCGGCGTCTCTTGTTTTGCTAATATCTCGACGCAAATCAGATTCCTGCTGCCTTAATTCTTTATCTTTACCCCAATCGCCAAAGCGCCGCGCCTGCTTTCTTTCTTTTCCGACGCCTTTTAGATCAGCCCTCAGCACCTCGCTTTTTGTGCGTTTTGCCTGCTCTTCAAATTCTTCAAAATATGCAGTTGAATACGCCTCGCCTGCAATTCGCCCGTCTTCGGCTTCTTTTACCAAGTCGGGTTCGATGCTGTCGCGCACCTCTTCGATCTTCTTTTTTCGCGATTCTTCTTTTTCGACGATGGCTTTTACAGACTTGTCATTTTTTGATCCTACATTGCCTTTTATTTCCTGAAAAAGTTCACCCTTGGCGACTGCTTGCTCTTCTTTACTTAACTTTTTGAAAGCTTCGCGCAATTCATCTGCGCGCACTTTTAACTTCGCCATATTGCGCGCTTGTTTTTCTTTACTGCGCTGCGATTGAAAGCCGAATATTTTTTTATCTAAAATGCCGAACTTCTCAAATTCCCCCCGAGCCATAAGTGACTGTTGCGCCATCTCCTCGAACTCGTCGAATGCCTCCATCTTCCCTCTTATCTTATCAAGCCATCCGCCCATTATTTTCAGACCGTCAGTAAAGTCTGAAAGCACCTCCGCTGATAATACTGTAAGTTTGCGCTTAAAGCTTTCGATCGTGTCGGCGGCCTTGTCCATTTTTGCAATGGCTTCATCGCTCATCACTTCGTTGGCTCGCTTCGCCGCTGCTTCTAGCCCGCCGTATCCTTTGGGGCCTGCTAAGTTTTGCAGCACTTCCTGCATTGCCGGGCCTGCTCGTTGCCCTAAGATGATTGCCACGTCATTGTACGCCGCTGTTTGATCTGTTGCGTTTCTCTGCGCGACCGCCACGGCTTCGAGTTTCTTCTCTGTCGGCAGCTTGTTAAATGTATTGATGTCGATGCCTAGCCGTCTAAACGCTTCGCCATACGACTTGTTCCCATTGATCGCCTCTTGCGTGCGCAGTTGCACGTTGCGCAGTGCGCGCTCCATCACACTGACCTCGACACCCGCCTCGCGTGCAGCGAACTCCAGCACCTGCAACTCGGTGGCGCCGATGTTGAGTTGCACCGCCATGTCAGAGATTTTACTGCCAAGATCAATCGCTGCCTTTGCCATTGCGCCCAGACCGGCAGCGCCAGCCAATGCCCCGAACTGTTTTACGCCGCTCGAAACAAAGCTTTTGATACTCTTCTGCGACTTCGCCAGCCCGCGTTGAAAGCGCGTAGTGTCGAGGCTCAGGTCTGTTTGTATGGATGCTCTAGCCATTTGATTCTAGCAGCGCCGACTTAGCCTGGCGCAGTTCTTTAGGTTCGGAATATTTAATATCAGACGACGACATTCGGATTGCCCGGCAGCATTGAAAAACAATGCGCAGGTCGATGTCGGCAACCTCTCGCGGATCAACGCTGTATGCTGCGCCGTATTCATGGCAAATCGACGCGATCGAAGGAATCGCGGGTAATCTATTGTCAGACTTCGTGCCGCCAAATGACGCGCCTTGTGGCGTCTCATTAAATGCGGCGCCCAGGTGCTCGTAAATGCCGAGCACCAACGCCGTAACGTCTGACTCCTGCCCGAGTTGAGCGATAAATTTTGAGTCATCAGCCCCCGGCGCGTAGTCTGGATGGTGCCGCCAAATGTACGCTGCAACATCGCCCTCGATGGCGTCGCCATGTGTGACAAATGCGTTGCCAGCCAGTTCGAGGTCGGTCATCGAGCGCAGCGACAAAGGATGCACGGCAAAGCGTCCAATCTTCATCGCCGGCGCAGATGACCACGGCGTGAGCCGATCTCGTTCGATCTTCTTTTTGACTGCTGCGTAGTTACTCGCCGCCGTCGTCGTTGTCGTCTTCGGCAGGCTCATTCGTAAATTCAGCAATTCCTCGTTCGATCAAGTTTTCAGCGACGCCAAGATGCACAGCGCACTGCGCGCCCTCGGCTTGTAATGAGCCAAAGACGCGGTGCTGTGACAATAGCGTGATGTCTACAATGTCAGACATTAGCCCTGGTAAGTGACGACTTTGACGCCGATCTCAAACACGTCTGCCTCGTCCTTTGAACGATTGACTTTGACATCCATCACTTCAAGCGTGGATGGCGTGCCACTAGCGTCAAAGTCATGTGTAAAGCTTTGCCCTGCGGATGGCAGCGCCGTCGTGGTTGATGCGCGTTGCAATGTCATCGAGCCGGTGGTCGGCTCAGATGATGGGCGTGTTTGCGATTCGGCAAAGTCGCCGTTTTCATCGGTGCGCGAAATTAGACGAGTGACCTCAGACGGCAAGTCGATTGCGTCTGCAATGTAGGCCACTGCGTTGATCGTTACAACGTCGAGGCCTTGTGGAAAGTTAGCTGGTGCGGTAGATGGTAATGCCATAATTTTTTGGGTTTAGATTTACAAGGCGTGCCAATGTCAAGTGATGCGAAATTGGACTTCGTAAGAAAGCGTTGTGATCCGAAACTCGGCGTCTGTTTCGCGCGATGTGCCAGTCGGCTTGATCTTCGTGGGCGAGTGCGCGGCGGGCCAATGTGTCGAGATTTCAGTTGCGCCGATCTCTTCAAGTAGCTGCCTAGTTCTGGCGACCAGTTCGACGTGCCGACTTTTGAATGCAACTGGATCGTCCGGCGCTTCTTCTGTCACTCGTGGCGTGCGGATCTCGATTTCAAACGTGCCGGCATAATTGTCGTATTCGCCATCAGCGTTTTGATGTTCGTTTGAGATCGGGCCGCCCGTGTCCAATTCAAAGCGAATGCACTCGTCTGGCAGCCCGCCCTCGTCGATGTCGTCGGCTGTGCGAAGTTCCACATCGGATGCGATGAAAAGCGATTTGAAGCCGCTCTCAAGCCCGCCCTCGAAGTTGTAATTTTGAATGTTCATCGTGTTTTGAATCCTGTTTTTTTCGCTTCCGCGCGCACTAGCTGCTCCAATCGTTTGACCATTGCGACCATCCGGAAACGCTCGACTGCCTTGGTCCGTCGATTGGTAACGTCCAGCCCCTTGGCATTGGCGGTAAACGATACGCGCGCAGGAGTGCGTGAAATATTGACCGACGTGTTGACCAATGAAAAATGCCTGGCGATCCACTTTGGTGGCGATTTGCGACCGAGTTTGACGGCCGCTTCTGCAAAGGACGCTTTCGCGATGCCGACATTATTGAGCGCCCGGCGCAGTCCAGCGTTCACGTCTCGATCATTCAACATCACGATTGGCTGCGTGCCTCGATTGACTCGCCCGCGCGTGTTGCGCTGATTGTTGCGCGTTCGGTCGCTGTACTGCGTGACTTTCAGCCCGTGCTTATTCGAGCCTTTCATGTTCTTTAATCGCGCTTCTAAATAAGCCGTATCGCCTCGCTTGATCGCAGCCCGGATGTTCTTGTCGTCCCATTTATTTGGCGCGCCCATCTTTTTGACCGCAGAAAAGAATCCGGCGCGCACTGCTTTTTGCCCTGCCTTCAATGCGCGTGGCGTCGTGTACGTTGGCCGCCCGCTCATTTTTGGAAAGCCATCAAAGGGCGGTGTCACCTTGGCGAGTAATTGAGCAAGCAATCCTGCCTGATCTTTGACAAATTCGACCTCTTCAAGCTTTAGCTGCTTGACTAGCTTTTTAGCCTGCGCGCGGTACAATGTATCATCGACTGAAAATGTCTGCTTAGACATCGCGCTTTTGTAGTGTCAAATCCCACGTTGCGTCATCGCCTGATTCAACGGCAGTGATAATGTAATGCTCGCTCTTGCTGTTTACAATGCGCTCATTGATGGCAGGTGGATCGCCCTGCACGAATAACGATTTGCCGACGCTGACAGCGTTCGTCGTTTTCACGTCATATCCTTGGATGTCATCAAACGCGGTCGGCGACTCATCGCCGCGAAACACGCCAGCGAATGACCCTGCGTGATTTGACATTGTGAAAGACTCCCCGGCAAAGTCATTTGCCGCAGCGAATCCCGCGCTTATTTCGTCTTCCAAGCTCATATAAATTTAAAAAGGTGCGACCCGCCCGAATTGGTGCGGGCCGCGTGTCGGTTAGCTTATTTGACCGCTTTTTTCATTGGTTTGCTTTTCGGCTTTGCGCCGACAACTTTCTTCTGCTTTTGCAAGCGACCGCGCACAATGAGTTGAACCTCTCCTGCGTCTTTGCAGCCGTTGTATGCCTCGATAACGCCGTCGGCGTCTTCGCTGCAAGCAAGTACTTTAAGAGCGCCCGATGGCGCTTTGTGGATTGTTACAGATGCTTTAAACATAGTTATGGAAAGAAAGAGCGCCCCGACGTATCGAGGCGCTCAGGTTAAAACTTAGGCGCTTGTTACGCGAACGCCGTAGTCAACGCCCTTTGCAACTCCGTAAAGGAGATTGACGTTATAATACAGCACACCCTCGGAGTCGTACCAGCGGCGGAACTGAACCGGCAAGCCAAGTCCAGGGATCACGACGGTCTCGACTTCGATGCCGGCCTCGCGTGCCATCTCAGCGTCAACAGTGCGGCCCGCCATGAGTAGAGCGTTGCGTTGGAAGGCAAAGCCAGCCAAGTTCTCGCCGTTCGCGTCTGCTTGGTCTGTCTCGAAGATGTCGAACTTATTGACGCGCGGTGCGAGTCCTTCAGTCTTCTGAACAGTGATGCCGGGCATTTCTGCGTCGTTCAAGGTCTTCAGGATCGAGCCGTAGTAGGTCGGATTAGTGAAGAATGCGCGACCGGTCTGCGGTGCGCCCTTGTCAGCGGTCAGCGATGCGCCAAGGTCAATCAAGTCATCGCGGTCAAAGTTGGCTGCGGTGATTGCTTGCGATGTCGCGAAGTTGGACGCGGTGATCAGGTTCCACACGTCGCCGAATACTTTGTCGCCAAGTGCCTGCAATGCGGGCTGCACAAACAAGTCATTCAGATTGATGCTAGACTTGCTGCGCTCGACGTCTGAGAAGCCGTAGGTGAAGCCGTAGTGAGTATCAAGGTTGATAGTCGCCGCGGTCATTGCAACGTCGCCAGAGGCGGTCTTGTAGCCGCTAGACATATCAGCCGCGCTCGGCTTCGTCGGGTAGCGTGTAGTGATCGACTCGCCAGTGCCACGAATGTCATTGGAGAAGTCAGTTGTTAGCGCGCCAAGTGGCGCGAACAGAGAAGAAAGCCCGTCCAAGCTTTCCTGTGCGATAGTGGCGAGATTGACGCCTGCGATTGTATTAGCCATAGTGTATAGTGTTTGTGATTATTGCCCGATCACGTGTTTGTGTTCGGAGTAAAAGTCATTCTTGCCTTCGTAGTCGCCACGCTCGTCAAATGCGCGGTAGAGATTCCAAAACTCTGCCTCTGTCATTTTCTGATTGCTCGGCTCGGCGTCATTGACGGACGGCTCAAGCGCAACGGCAGGCGTGCCAGACTCGGCGAGTAGTTCAGACGCTTTCGCGGCGATCGCCTCGGCGGTCTGCTCTTCTGCTTTGACGATCTCGGCGGCGTGATCTTCGATCATCTTTTCGCGAGATTCGTTTACAGCTTCAATCTGCACCTCAAATGCGGTGTTTTGCTCGCGTGCCTCATCGAGTTGACGTTCAAGCAGGATCGCTTTAGCGCCTAGCTTCTCGATTTGCTTTGCCTGGCAGTCGATCTTGATCGAATCGAGCTTTGCTTGTGGCAACTTCTCGAAATCCTTCAGCGTCTCCATGTCAGAGATAGATGCAGCGGCCAAGTTTGCGCCGTCAATCGCGTCAATGAATCCGGCTTCAAGTGCTTCTTCTGCGGTGAAATAAGTCTCCGCAGCCATCAGCTCGTCAAGTTCTTCGGCACTCTTGTTGCTGCGCGCGTAGCTGGTGCGAATGTTCGCCTCCATTTTGTCGAGCAAGTCAGCGTCTTTACGCAATTGCTCTGCGCCGCCGATGCTTGCGGTCCACGGGTTGTGGATCATTAGCAAAGCATTTTCTGCCATGCGCACCTCGTCGCCAGCCATTGCAATGACGGACGCCATCGACGCGGCGAGCGAATCAATATGTGTGACCACCTTGGCGCCGTGGCGCTTGAGTGCGTTGAAGATCGTGTTGCCTTCAACGATCGAGCCTCCGCCCGATGCGATGCGCAAATTGATTGTTTCAACATCGCCGAGCGATTTCAGACCGTCGATGAACTCGTTGGCTGATACGCCAAAGCCGCCAATCTGGTCGTAGATCGAGATTTCAGCCTCTGGCGATTGCTCGCCTTCAGCGTTTTGAGTGCGGCTCATATCGAACCATTTATTTTCAATGCTCATATTTGTAATGGGTTACTGTGTCAAGTTTCGCTGTCTTCAGAGTCTGCTGCCGCCTCTTCGATCTTCACCGGGTTCGCTTCGCCGATGACGTCGCCAGGCATTAGAGTTGTCCCAAGTTCGACGGCATCGAGGTCGTACGCTTCGGCAATTTCCTTGCGCTGCTTTAGGAACTCGGCGCGCTTCGTGATGAACTCGATCGGATCGTGTCCGCGTTTGGTGAGGATCTCAATTTCACTTGATAGCCCGGCGCGCAAGTCGTCGCGGTCCGCACTGCGGCTGTGCCCGTCGTCAACGGTGAACTCGCGCGGCTTGGTAAAGCTGCACTTGTACCAGTCCTCTGGCAGCGTATAAATTCCCTGCTTCGCGCGCTTGGCGATAATGTACAACGCAGCGCGCTTTTTGTAACGCGCGATGATCTCGACGCGATCGCAAATCGAATCGTTAATGTCACGTTGAAACGCTCGCACGCCTGCGCCGCCTACGGCTGACGAGTCGAGCATTTCACGTCGCCACTCCATGCCGAGAAACGCGCCCGCCTCGATCTTGTCGGAGAACTTCAGAAAGCCATCGCTCGGTCGATTCGATTCGTGCGCTTCAAGTCTTGCGCTGTTCTTTAAATATCGAATCGTGCCGCCCGCCATCAATTCAGATTGGAACGGCGCTTGCGATGCGCCGCCCTGCCCATTGATCAAGCGGTTGCCAATGTCAGCCTTGCCGCTTTCGTTGGTCTCTTTCAACGTCAGCGCCGCGTTGACCTTTTGCCCGATCTTTTCGTAGTCGCGCACCTCGGCGAGGTCGTACCAGTCGAGCATCCCCGATGCGATTGCCGGGATGCCGCGCCCTTGGCTAAACCAGTCCGGATCGGTGACGTGTATCATGTCACGCGCAGACACATCGCGATAGCTTTCGCCGTCTTCAGTGATGACGCGGTAAGCCACCTCTGCCGCAAACTCGTTATAGATGACACCATTGACAATGCGCAGCCCTTTATACGGACCAGATTCGACGTGCGTCTCGTTGTCAGATGGCAGGCATCCGATACGGTGCGCCTCCAAGTATTGCAGACGTGGGAAGCCTGCCTTGTTTTCAGTCAGCAGGATAAAAAAGTCCCCATCGACATCTAGCGCCTTGGATTCGATTTTTACGTTGCGCCTGAATGAATACTGCGGCCCGCGTATATCGACCAGCCCGTCGATTGATTCCATATCAGCCTCGACCGCTTTGACAAACTCCTCGTCTGCGCTATGCGATTGAAAGCGCCAGGACTCGCCGTAGACTTTGCCCGCCTTTTGTTTGACGGCGCCGCTGACGGTGCTGTTGCTTGTGTAAATATATCGTGCATCACTGCGCAACAGTAGCGACTTGTGCCGGCTCATTAGCTCAAGTAAGTCTCCGTTCATGTCGCCATTGCTGCGGCGCTGTGCGCTCATCGCTGGCGTCGGGTAGACGTAGTCATTGCCGCTGCGCTTGAATACTTGCCAAGCGTCTTTAGCGCGCTTCGTGAATGCTTTAATCGGTTGGGTTGCCATATCTCTATCTGATGTACTGCGCGAAGCTTGCCACTGTCCGATTGGTTGACTCGCCCGCGGCGTCTTGCAAATACGCCTCAAGTTCTGTGTCAGTCATTTGCGCGCCCGTTGCGCCGCCGATTCTGACAATGCGCCACGAATCGTGCGCCATCACTAAGAAGTCGGACGAGCCTTGACCTTCGGGCATTTCATACGAAAAGGACTTGCCCTGTACCGATGCCGACACGACGTGGCGCCCGCCCTGCTCGGCGACCGTGAACTGCTTGGCAGCCAAAGTCTCCAAAGCGTTGACCGTGGCGACGGAAGTTTTGCCCGAATGGACCCAGACTGAGAAAATAAAAGCGCGCATTTGCAATGGCGCGCAGTGTCAAGTCTAGTCGTCGCCAGGCGCAACCTTCCCTGCGTCCACGCCGATCAAGCCAGCCATTGCCGCGCAGACGATGCTCATGCGCTCGCAGTCATAAAAGTGATCGGCCCGCCCGCGTGCGCGTTTGAAATCGTAATACACGCGACCGGTGCGCGGATCTTCTTTCGCAACTTGAATCCATGAATTGATTTGATTGATGTAGTTGACGCCGATGTCTCGGGCGTGCGTCCAAATTTGCGGCTCCATGTCGCGCAGCGTTGCCAAGCGCAGACGGGTTTCGGGCACCGAGTACTGAAACTGGCCAACGTACTTGACCGCGCCGTTCTGAATGTCCGTGCCCTGCCATGTGTCGATGTACTGGATGTCGCCATACATCTTATAGGTGCCGTCAGCGTGCCGGAATGGTTTGCAGTTGTTGCCGCGCAGAACCATCCAGCCGTTTTTGGCGCAGATGCGCTGCACCTCGGCCGTGTTATAGTTGCCGTCAACGAATACTTGGCAGCCCTTGCCCGCGGGATCAATGCCGTCCTGCGCGATGCCCCATCGCTCGCACTCTTCGACAATGTGCATATCACTGACCACCTTCTTGGCAAAGATCAGCCGCGACTCTGCATTGCGTGCCCACGCGCGAATCACCATGTAATAGTGATCCTTCTGCACATCGACTGTGCAAAAGTAATGCGACGCCTCGGGCCATGGATCGCCAAGTTCGTAGTCGCCCGCGCTTTCAACTTCATTCGATACGGCGATGTATTTCGTCTCATCCCATGGCTGGCAGAATCGTTTGCGCACGATGTTCTCCAACTCGTCGAGCGATCCGCGCGACTTCGCTGCAATCGCCTGGTGCCACATCACTGCAAGGTCGGTCCACGGATGGTGCGCAATCGCGTTGTAATGGTAAAAGTCAATCTTCGCATCGCCGTCCGGGTTCATTGAAATGTAACGGCCAGCCAAGTTGCGCCGATGTACGTCGGCAGGATTCCACGGCATACGCCCGCCACATAGCTGGCACTCGTATTCGACCGACTCGCGGATGTTGTCATAATTAATGCCGCCATCAGCCGTGCGCGCTTCTTCGCCGCTTGCAAATTTCATCCCGCCGACGTCGCCATCTGGGTTCCACTCGTACGGGATCTCCTCGCCGCAGCAGTCACATTTGACGTGCCACGTGCGCTGCGTTGATTCGCGCCACAAGTCGTCAAGCTCACTGCCTGCGGTCTGCCCCGACGTTGGCAGGAACATCGACCAGCTCCATGTGTAGCTCGTCGTTCTGTCGCGAATCTGCTTGAGCCATGATGCGTCATACGCCCACGACTCGTCGGCGCTTACGAACTCGAACGTCTTTGAGTTTCGATGCGCCAAGATACCAGCCGACGCCAAGCGAATGAACCCGAACGGCATTGACGTGTAGAACGTCGTTTGACTTTTTCGATCAGCAGGCACCGCATCCATCACGGCCTTGGTGTTCTTTAGTAACGGCTGAAACTTGTCGTCACTGAACTCTTTGATTGTTTGCAACGTCAAATCGTAGTGCGCTTGTCTCGTCGGTGCTGTCTGCGCCCGGTACAGTTGCAGCAGCTGCGCCGCTAAAGTTTTGATGTGCTGAACTGATCCCAAAATGCCGACCGTGCCGCCGCGCATCATTGCACCCGCACGCAGTGGCTCGACGATCAGAGGATGCTTGCTGCGATCAAAAAGACCGTAGTCGAGTTGGATGTTGCGCTCGCACCAATCGACCGGATCGGGCTGCGTCAGTTTCAACAGATCGCTCATTTTGCCCAAAGTGATTCGCTGTTTCCAAGATACTGCTGCGCCTCAAGCTTTACGCATTCGATGACCCAATCGGGCAAAGCGGGTGCGCCTTGAATGTTCGCCACTTTGTCAAAGCCACTGAACAAGCGCCCGCCAACGATCGCAGGCTTCAGCGAGTGATACACGTCGCCGGGATCAGATAAGCCGGCCACGTGTTCGCAGATAGTTGTCAGCGCGCCATTGACGCAGCCATTGCCAGCATAGAAGACAGCGCGCAGAATACGCTCGACCTCAGCGCGTGCCAACGTCGTGCCGTTGTCGATCCCCAGCTTGGCGGCGTGGATCTCGCTGCGCCTGATTGACTCGTCCTGCTTTAAGAACAAGTCGGACCAGAATTTCACTTGGTCTTGATCGTTCGCCATCGTCGCCTCTTGCAACTTCTTTCTGTAATGATCGCGGAAGTCCTCAGCGGTCTGCCCTTTGACGCTGCTCAAGACTGCTGCCTTTTTCGGAATCGGCTGCACGCCTCGATGCTTTAGCCACGCCTTCACCTCTGGCGATTTGCGCTTCAAGTTGTTGAGCCAAGTTATCATCTTAGGCTCGTTTTGATACGGCGCGCCCATCTGTAACCATTTGCGAAACACTGACTCGGCCACCCCAAATTCTTCTGCGTAATGCTTATGTGTCTTTCGTGCCATGCTTATTGAGATTGAATATCATTAACCGAAAATCGTGACGGACTAAAAAAGATGCGTAGGCGCTCTACCCATTTGGGCCGGCTAAATACAGGTGTCCTAATGTGGGGCACGTCTATTATTAGCAAAGCTTATCACCTTTCTGCATTCGAGCAGACCGGCATCGGCGTCGAGTCGCGTCGCTGCGTGAGTTGTTTGGTCGTAATCCGAATTCATTTTCAAGTTCGCGCGCCATCAGTCGCACGGCCTCGCGCGTCAGTCCTGTCTCGCGTCCGATTCTCGCGAACGATGCGCTGTCAATGTTGAGCGCATTTGACAGGACGAGCGCACGCGCGCCGATGTGGATTGGGTTTTTGTTCTTAGTCATCCAGCAGACCAGGATTACCATGACATCAGCAAGGTCGGTGCGTTCATTGCGCCGGGGTTCGATATGATCGACAGGATGCAAATGATCAGCCGCATCATGCTCTCGGATTGTGTAGGTTTTCATGATTTGATGATGGTGATTTCAACGCGTGGGTTTTCCTTATCGGTGTGAAAGGATGGCCGGCCATGTGTTAAGATATTGTAATTGTCATCGAGGATAAGCCCGGCATCGACCACGCCATCATAGTAGGCTTTGAGCATCGCCACGGCATTTCGTTCGTCACGGTTGCGGTTGGTCTTGTAAAAGAATGCCTCGGCAGCGATGACCTTGCCCCATGGTGCGGTGCACACGTCCTCAGCCTCAACGGCTTCACGGGCCAAGCGCCTAGCCTTCTTGGTCACGCCGGCCTTGACGGTCCAATGTGCCCTCGCGTTCGGCGACAGGCAAAAGTGCGGTAGTGGTAGGACAAGTGTGATGCTCTCGTTCATTTGTTGTCCTCCCGTAAAATGAGCGCGTCGATCTTTCGCTTGAGTGTAGCGCAAACCACCTCAGCCGCCTTGACCTGTTGGCGCTGTTGTTTGTTGGTCGTGATGATGGCAAGCGCCATGTAGCCGGCCAAGATGTCGATCATGGGTTTTGGTCTATTTATCGGCGCCTGGTGCATGCCGGCCATTATAGGTATATTACACCTAATGTCAACACATAGCATGCCACCGAAAAAGTGCTTAAATTAATTGCGACCACCTACCCCCCCCCCCCCCCCC